ATCTATCTCTGCCTTGTTGTTTGCTGTATCTGTAATGTTCTGTTGTATACTCACAAAGTTGTCAGATATAGATACAGCATTTGCAGTTATGTCCAATGTGTTCTGTTCTATATCTGAAGTGTTTGTAAGAATGTTTGTCTCATTGACAGTTACTCTTGCCTCAATAGCAGCAATATCTTGGTTTTCAATATTTACTATTCTTGAATTCAGTGATACTATGTCTGTTTCATTCTGTAAAACTCTATCACTCAATAGCATATCCGATGCAGTATTATTTGCTATATCTGTCTCGTTTTTATTTATAGCAGTCATCATCTCTGCTACTTCTATTTGACCCTGCGGGTTACATACTAAAGCCATCTTTATGGTCCTTCACATAGTGTTGGTGATTTACACATAACCCAAGAGTTACAGCATAAACTATCTCCACAAGTCATCATGTGACTAGGTGGAGGACAAGTTTCATTTCCAAGAAACGCATTCATTATAGCCCTGTCTTTACCAGTAAGCAAACATGGACATGCAAGGTTGATCATTATGTTTTCTATCTCTGCATATAGTGCAGGTTCAACATTACTTTCAATCAGAGTACCATCTATATACATTGCCATTAAGATTAAGTATTCAGGGTTTGCTTCACATACAAATGATTCTGGAACAAGTCTTAAGAATTGAGGAACCCTACCCCAATACTTATCTATATACCTATCACCTTTATTCTGGTCTACTCCTATACTTGGTGTATTTGCCATATTATTTAAACCCCATATCTTTTGTTTTAGTATTTGTAAGTATAGAGTATTGAACCAACCCTTTTTTATACACCTCTTTGCATGAATTCATATATGCTCTGTAATGAGAACCAATCTCCGACTGTTCGTCTCCATTCATTGACTTATATGCCCTGTAGGCCGCATAGTTAACGAATGGTTCTAAGAATTGAGGAGGGAATATGAAGTCCATTGTGTCTATATTTTCTTTTGTTATGTATGGGGGAGATACGATCTGCATAATTGAATATACTCTTCCTCCTACTGGATTTGGTATATGTAATATATATGGTTGTGGAGTGAAAACTGAATCATCATTATTGATGTCATTTATTGGAGCATCATACCACTGATCATGCCCATTAAGTGGTTCTTTATTTATATCTCTCCAATATGCCTGTAGCACCTTCTGTGAGTTCTCTTGAAGAATATATCTAGTCTTGCCGGGAATAATTGTTATTACCTGTTCCTCTTGGAGTATGGAGAATTTACCATATACCTCTATGAGAGCAAGGTTCATTAGTGAGATGATCTTGTCTTCATCTTCACCAACGATAATCTGTTTTAATTCTGTATTTTTAAGAATATCGTATATTTCACGTAATCTCATTACAACCACTTCCTAAACATACTCCCTATTGCCCCCAGAGGATTAGCTCCAAGTTGTCTTCTTCTATTCTCATCATCAATCGCCATTTGAGCATTGTCAATCGGTCTTTTTATGAACGCACTTTGATTTATGTCTGCTGGTTGGGGGCTGATAGCATTTGCATTCGCAACTAATTCAGCTTTTTTCTGAGCCTCAATTTGTGCCAACATTTTAATATCGAAATTACTTAACGGTTGTCTCTTAAATCCATCCATACAATATCCTTTTACTTTTTTTTACTTTTACACTAATGATACCACATTATATTATATAGGAACCATATTGTGATGCATTGTCATCACCATCATCATCGTAGAATGGATCATCATATCCACCACCACTTTTGCCGTTTCCTGCCATAGGCAGCCATGGTTTCATTTCAGCTAACATAGATACGGTATCTATAGCATCATCATGTCTTGACTTGAACCCCGAGACTGTTGCTCTGTCTAGTTCACTTTTCATCTCAGTCATGAAGGTGGTTCCAAGCAAGTCCTTATTAAACCACATCTTACCTTGCCTAAATAAAGGGACTACGGTATGGAATCTTTTGAGTTTATCTTGAGTAGGTCTCACCTCTATAATAGTAAAGTATATATTCCTCTTGTGCATCTCAGTTCTTATCCAAGTTACAAAGGCACCTTGTTGACCAGTGACCTCTACCCCAACAGATTTAACGTCATACTTGACTACCATATCAAACAGCAAGTCTATATTCTTATCCATTAGGTTTCTACCTATTCTGCCATCAATCAACATCCAGTCAGAACTATTGTTATATGCCCAGCATGATATAACACTGAAGTCAGAACGTTCCTTGGTACTAGTAGCAAAGTCTGTGGTTATATAGAAGTTGTAGTTGTACATTCTATTTTCTACACTGGAACCATCAAACCAATGCACGTCGTTATCTCTAACAAGTCTGTCTTCGTCAGAGGTAATTCTAAGCATAAGCTCTTGCATAAAGGAGTCAAGCTTACCAGCTAATTTTGCTTTCTTATATTGTCTCTTCACATACGTAAAATCATGTCTGTCTGCCCATGCTCCTTTGAATGTTTCCAAGGTAGTGGTATCATCGAAATGTTCACATACAGGATAGACGCTTACTGCCCATGCTCCTGATTCAATAGCTTTATATAGAGGATCATTCTGGTTAAAGGGTGTACCATTCCAGATGGTCTTTGATCTCGTAGGATGTAGGGCGTAGTCTATCGCCTTGTAAACTGTATCTTCGATACTAGCAATAATCGTAGCCGATCTCGCATCTTCATCTGACATAAGGTCATCAAGAAGAGCAAGGTCAACTCTTTTTCCCATCTCTTTTGCTCCACGTACACCTGTCTTTGCACCGTACCCTTTAACAATAAGCTTCTTTCCTGCAATGTTTGTAAATTCATATCTTACATCTGTAAACCTTGTTTTTGGTATGTACTTTCTCAGGAATTCAGAGTTTTCCCAACGGTACTCCAGGTTTTTACGCATGTTCTTTACACCATTCTCAATAGAATCACTTACATATATAGCAATATCTACTTTACCGAATCCTGGTATTTCTCCATATACAGCTAAATACAAAAATAAGTACTCACCCATAAGTGTAGTCTTTGCAGAACCACGATAAAGCATGTTCACGATGTTCATGTTTTCACCAGCTATAGCATCAAGCATCTTATAATGTAGTACTGGAGTCTTGTTTTCCTCACCTTCTTTACCATTTACAAGTTTAATAAAGTTTACAAATTCTAGTGCGAATATAGAGGGTACATAATTCGGATCGTCATCATACTTTACACTATCTAACCATTCATCTACAGTGTTAAACTTCTTTACTGTATGTAGATGTTGTGCTGTTACTGCTGACATTAATATATCCTTTAGGATTTTTAACAATTATATCATAGTTTTTTGAAGTGGTTTGGTTTTACTTACAAGGGGGAGGTAGTAAATATAGTAAATTATAAGAAGGGGTGACTACCCGAACCAAACCAAACAGGCAGTCAGGTAGCATTATAGTGGTTCTTAACTTAGCTAGAGATGATAGGTGGCTCCACTATATTTTTAGAACCATCATCCTTCACCTGCAGTGTCTGACACCAATTACACATATACATTCTCAGCATTATTCATCTTCAACATCAATAGCTTCAACTTCATACATCAACTGTTGCTCTGCAATCTCTAAGCTAGTGTTGGTTCCAGACTTTATAGTTGTTTGTTGTTGTGATGCTAATGCATGCATTGTACTTCTTAGTGCAAGTATCTCATCATTACCTTTGACTGCGACATCTAGCTCTATCTTCGTAGCTTCAGGGCTCATAGTATATTTCATTACAGATTCTGCAGCTTGAGATCTAACCTGGTCTGAGCGTGAACTCTGAGCTATACTCATCTGTATATTCAATGCTTCTTGAAACATAGGTGCATTTAGTATTCTACTTGGAACCAATGACTGTTCTAACACCTTGGTTACTAAATCACCCTTCTTATAAGCAGTAACGAATGGAGATATCTTATAACCACGTATCTCTTCCTCTGTTCCAAAGTCTTCCCATTTTTCAAGTAGTCTTTGATATCTATCTGGAAACGTCATTTGATACGCATCTATATCACTATTTTCTAATAACTTATGAGCAACATACTTAACAGCATCTATATAATCACTTACATTATACTGTCCTGTTTTCATAACAGAAGACATACTTATAAAGTTCTGCTTGTAATGTTCAGCAAAATCTCTACCTTCATTACTCTCTAAGTCATTAAGCACATCAACTACATTTTGTGTCATCATTCCACGTATATGCTTAGGAACCTTGGTTTTTAGCTCATCAACTGTCATCATCTTCCTTTAGGTTGTTTTCAAGTATTGTACCATATCTTCAACCATACAGTCAATGCTACGCAAACGCATGGGCAACACCTACGAAACGCAAGCTAATCTTCGTTGTTTTTGAACATATACTTCGTATATTTGACTTCGCTTATGCGATTCTCTACGAGAATACAGCCATCAACCATACAAGCATACGCCTGTATTCAAAGTAGTATTACCCCTATGTAGAGATCATACTTACTTATTATACATTTCAAAGTGAGTATTATAAACTTTCTATGACGACTAATCCGTTTGCGTAGTGAGGTGGTTCAGTAGGGCTAACTTACAGGTTAAAGGTGAAT